ACTGTGGCGTTAGCCATAGGAAAACTCCTTGATTAATGTTTACAAATTTGAGAAACTAACTTCGTTTCAATCCTTTCTCTCAAGTGGTATCTGACGCATCAGGCACAAGGATATTTAGATTTCTACTCTGTTAAGTTTTTACAGACCCACAATTCCACTTGCGTAGTGCAAGAGCTTTGCGAGTTAGCTTGCCATCTTTGTCTTTTGTTGGTCCTTTTGCCTTCGACATTCTTGCACAAAAAGATTTCCTTCTTGCTTTTTGTCTAGGAGAAAGACCTGTCTTTTTAGTAACAGGTGGCTCTAGATTTCCACCAGTTTCACGTTTGTATTTTCTTCGACCTTCAGGAGTAAGACCACCTGTGGGGTCTTTATCCTTCTTGGTAAAAGATACACCTCGCTTTTTAGACATGAAAAATGTAAGCTATTTAAAATATAACACTATTACGCAATCTTTAAACTATTTCTTTTTCTTCTATGTTGATAGGTGATATTTTTTGAACTTGTCTTTTCTCTTTTAAATTTAGTTAGTTCTTCTTTGCTCATCTCACTTCTAGTCTTTGGAGTCTTACTACTAACTCTCTTTGATGGTCTGCAAGCAGGGTAGGGTCTGCCTTTCTCATTCTTACCTCGGCCACATTTCTTGCCTGTTTTGACATCAACCCATTTTTCTTTAAACCATCTATCAAGACTCATTTGCCTACATCTTTTTGTGCTTTGTTATGTGCAGCTTTGAATGAAGAACCTTCACGCATTAGCTTCTTCATCATATCCATGTGCTTTTTAGAATGATGCTCTGAATGTTTTTTCAGAGTTCTCATTTGACTAAGAGTAAGTTTCTTCATGAGTAGCCACCGCCAGCAGCTTTGTATTCTCTAACAAGTTGTCCACTTGCATAAGCACTAGGCCATTTCTTTACCCTAGCTTTTACTTTCGCTTTTATTCTTGCGTAAAGTTTTGGATTTGTAGGTTTAGCCATTAGCCGAATACGTTAGAACCAGCTAAACGTGCTTTTACATTTTCTGTATAAGATACGTCTTTTTCCCAACGAGGGTCAGACATAGCAGTTACTACTTCTGCTGTAGATCTAAATGGTGTAGGTCCACTTGCCGAAGCACGACCTGAATAAAGACTTGGTTCAACTCCCATAGCATTATTGTATTGTGAATAGATACCTTGAACAGCCAACTTAATAGCAGGTCCATCTCCTGTATCAGTTAACTTGTTAAAGGCTTTGATATCATCAGCAGGTAGGTTTTCTATAGCCCAAGAAACCATTTGCTGATAACTTTCATCTCCACCTACTGAGTCTCTAATACCTTGTGCATCTACATCACCTGCCATAGAAGCATTACGAAGACCATCTAAATAGGTATCAACAATTTGTCTTGAAAAACCTGCATCAGATAATTTACTGTAATCATCTTCAGAGATTTCATCATTCTCTGCAAAGCGATCTGATATATCTATTGGATCAATACCAACTTCTTCTAATACAGAAGCAAGACCATCTCCATAAAATTCTTCAGCATTAAAGTCAGAATCATTAGTTTCTGTTTCTTGTTCTTCTGTCTGTTCTTCTGCTACACCTTCTGGTTGTTCTTTGGTTTGATCTATAGCACCAAGCTTACCTTCGAGTTCTTTGTAGCTTCCTACTAAATCCTCTACAGTTTTAAACTTGCCAGCATATAAACCATTTTCATCTTTTAAACCTTCCAAGTCATTAGCAGACATTGGTGGTGTCTCTGAAACATTTACTTGTGATGAAGTCATAGT